TTCTCCTAAAGAAGTTCGTAGTTTAACATTTTTAAATTTTTTCTTCTTTATATTGTAAGTGGCTTTTACTTTTGTTTGTGGTTTTATTTTTTTTTCATAACTTATATCTCCACTACCTCGAAACTTAAAACCTTTTCCAATTTTTGCCAAATCTCCCTCTTGCATACCTTGTGGGTTAGGACCTTTTCTTGGTGGAGTAAGAGAAGCTATTTCATTTTTAAAAGGGTCTTTCATACGATATTCTTTTTGGTTTTCTTTATTTTTTTTCTTAAATATATTTTTAATTTTATCTTTAATTTTATTTATATTGTTTGATGGTAATTTCAAAGGTTTAATATTTTCCAGCATTTTTCTATTTTCTTCTGCCTGTATTCTCATTGCATTAGCTGTTGGTTTCTTAGATTTACTTACTCTGGACATTTTTTTTCTCCTTTGCTACATTTAATTTTTCTTCAGCTATTCGTATTCTTTCTTCAGCTTGTTCTTCATTATCTTCTCGTTTCATCTTTTCTAAATCAAGTTTCTGCTCAAACTCCCCCATCTTTCGTTCTTCCACATCTACATGCTCTTGTATTTTTCTTTGCATATCTAAAGCTCGTAAATCCATCTCTTGTTGTTTTAGTTGCACCAATGGGTCTTTCTTTTCTTCTGCACTTTCTAACAATTGTAATTCAGAAGTAAGTTGTGCAATCTTATCTGCAACCAAAGATTCTGTAATAACTAAAAATGCTTCAGGATTATCTTTTTGCATAGCAAATGTTTCTGGTTTTTCTTGCATTTCTTGTAATATTAAAGCTCTTGCTTTGAAAGAAAGATGCTCCATAATGTGTGCTTGTAATAACGCATACACCATAGGATTAATTTGCACCATTCTACTCTTAATAAACGCAGTATGTGCAATAATGTGTGCATCGTGGTTTTGTTCTGGGTATGCTTTAGGTATTTCCATTCGTAAAGCCTCTGCATTTTCTATCGATGGGTCGAGAGGAGTGGGTACTCTCTCTGGTTTCAGCAAAGTATCAATTTGTTTCGTGCCAAGTGCTTCATATACCCTCTTATATGCCTCACGAACATTGTGAAGTTGTGGATTCGACTGTGCAATCTGCAATTGTGTCTGTGCAAGAGTGACTCTTTGAGCCATTGAGAAGATATTTGGGTCTGCAATTGGAATTACATCTACTTCTGGTGAAAAATCAGCTAATTTTATCAATCGATTGCCACCATACACAGCATATGGATAGATTGGAGGTAAATATGTGCCAAAAACATTCGACAAAAGCCTAAATTCTTGTCTCATTGCATAGTAACATCGTTTATGTATGGCACTCATCACTCGTGAGCCTCGTTCCAAGAGTGCAATTGTTGTTCCGACAGCTCTATTTTGTGCATCATTGCCTATTGCATTGTCTGTAATGGCTGCAAATCTCTGTCCAGCTTGTACAACAAAGCCTAATAATGAAAAAAGTACCGAACTTGGCTCTTTAAATGGCAAAATTTGGAATTGGTCTTTGATATTACCACCAGGTGCGTCTACATCTCGGAACTCACCAGGCTGATTCGTAGTCCACGAGACTTGAATCCAGCAGGTAAGTTACTTAATGTCCCAGCATCTAGCAATTGTCTCAGTGCAGCAGTCGCAGTTTTTGATAATCCACCAATCATATGTATTAAACCAAAGCCATAGAACCCAAGACCAGGTAAAAACTTGTAATGTACAAAGTATTCTTTTCTTTGAAACAATGGGTCGTTCATTTCATAGTTACGATATATGGATAATACTTCTTGTGAACCTTCATCAATGGTCACGATATACGGAACTTTTACATTTTTCTCTGCATCCTCAATCGCATACTCATCTAAATCTAAATCAATATGCATTTCTAATATATTAAACTGATATTCTTTTTCTCCAGTTGGAGACACTCCATCCATAGAATCATATTTTTCCTGAACCTTATCTTCATCTATTCGTGAAGGAATAATTTCTACATCTCTATAAAATCCAGTTCGCTGTTTTTTTAATACATCGTTTTCGTTCATTTTAATTAGGTGCGTGATTCGTTCACAGTCTTTTAAGTCTGTTGCATAATACGGAACGATTAAATCTTCAGCAGGAATAAACTTCGATACTGCTCTTTGCATTACTTCATCGTAATATATTTTTTTAAATGCTGAACCAGCTAACGGTAAATAAAATAATAGTTGGTCAAAGTCTGGAGTGTATTCTTCCATAACTTCCATTAACATATAATTCATAAACTCTTTTACTCTTTGAGCTTGTTGTTCCTTCTCCCTTGTCACCTCTCCCACTACTTGTGTGCGAACTGGTCCGTCAGACGGTATTAATTCTTTATAGGCTTGTGCTTGAAATTGTGTAACAGACTCGGCTAGTAGTGGATGCGTAACGGAACTCGCACCTTGAAACGGTCTGCTTTCATTATCATATTTAAAACCAAGTAAATCTAATCCAGAAGTATACGACTTTTCCCAATCACTTCTAGACTCTTTATCTCGTTTATAATCAGCAAGTAAGTCAGAAGATATTTTAGCAAGTATGCGTTCATCC